TAGCCATATCAACTGCTTTCTCATAAGTACCGGCACCTGTATTAAAATATACCTGTGCATTGAATATTGCTTTTCTATATTGGTCATTTGCCATTCTTAGCATTGCAGTTTCAGCACGTCGCATACTACCATTTACTTCATTAAGTAATGCATCAAGTTTTCTGTCATTAATACGAAAAAAAGCACCTTCAATGGTGCTCTCTGCTTTATGTGTTAATTTTGCTCCTTTTTTAATGGCTTCCAAGATTTCTTTTTCCTGATCTGTTGCTCCGGTTTTTCTATGCAACAATATGGATTTGTTAATCTTATCATTTATATCTCTAAACTGCTTATTGAATTTCTTGCTATTTTTCTGTTTATAGATATTTAAAGCCTTTAATTGTTCTGCTTGCCAGGAAGTCCAATTATAGCCTTCCTTTGTTTCTTCTGCCCTATGGTGAGATAAGTTTTTCATCATAGAATTAAGTAACTCATTTTCTATTGCTCTAAAAGCTTCCTCTACATCATAATCTTTTGGCATTCCTAATCAACTCCATTAGCATATACTCTAAATCCAGCCTTTTTAAACTGTCTTTTCAACTTCTTCACTTGTGTAACTGAACTACATTTGTCATTACGCATTTCGATCACTTTGTCTTTTTCCAAAGCATATATACCTATTGGTACCTGTTCGCTTGCTAATCTAAGCAGGTTCATTGCCTTGTTCTTCGACATCTGGTAGATTTTCTTCCCCACTATTACCTTCATTAATCATTTCTCCTTCCAACTTCAAAGCCGGTTCTTCCTCATCTGTGATTCCCTGCTCTGCTTTTAATCTTGCTACTTCTTCCTTTTTCCATTCTTCGTCCTTTGTATCTCCATACAATTCATCAACAGAAGCTTCAACACTCATAATTCCTTGTGTTTTTGCCTTTCCAACTGTTTCAACCTGACTTTCAAATGATGGATTAGCATATTCGCTGAAATCTATTGTACATTTAATCTCTGTTGGCATATTATTCTGACTGATACTAACAACATCAAACACCTTTTGAATAAATAAAGGTATTTGGTCCTGTAGTATATCAACTATATTTCCTCTTGTATAAAGAGTTGTTTTCTCTTTTTCTCGCTGTGCATCTGCATTATCCAACTTCTTTACATCAATTCCTAATGTGCTTGGACTGATAAGCCCCTGCAAGCATAAATCCAAAGCTGTAATATATGTTGCAAGGTATGAATCGTGTGGAATAGCAGGTTGAGTAACTTCAATTTTATTTTGAGAGTTCTCTGACATATCATCACCCTTTATTATGTAAGAATTATCAAATGCGTTGGACTTAATTATTGCTCCAGTATCAGGATTTCTTGGAAGTAATGATTCAGGAATCCACTCCTTGCTTCTACCTTTTCTTAACGCATCCATCCACTGACTCCATGCTTCATCAAGAGCATCAAAATCATCTGTTTTTTTATCAAATATTGACTGTCCTCTACCTTCCCATTTTGGACTTTTACCATACTTAATCGGATGTGCCATTATTAAAGAATTATCAAATCCCATATCTTCCAAATTGCTTAAAATTGGGATAGTATCTAATGGAATTTCCACATTATCGGTCTCTCTATAAAGTTTGTATTTGATATAACCATATCCATAATGCTCTTTTAACACATAAACTGTTTCATTCTGTGTATATTCTGTTATAAATACAACTTCCTGTATTCTTCCTCTGTTATACACATAATCAACCTTGTCTGCTCCGTAAAATTCAATAATTGGATACCTGCTTATACTTTCATCTAAAGATAATTTAAAAGCTCCATCACCAAGAATAAGCATTTTATTTACTGCATCTTTCAATATTTCTTTGAAATTGTTATCCTTGGAAATATCATTCCATTCTCTTTTATCTGATTCCTTATTAAAAGAAATCTGGCTAAAATCATTGATAACTATGTCTGTAAGTCTATCAACAATTATTCCAGGTAATCCTGTATGAATTTTTCTTATTTCTCTGCCAACAGTTGACTTTGCAGCCCAAAACTTCACACCATCAGCCCCACCGGGAATATTCTGATAAAACTGTGTTAATTCATAACTTTCACCACGATACCAAATGATGTTCTTTACACAATTTCCATCATGATCTAATAATTCTCTAATACTAAAGGTCTGTTTTGGAGCATCTTGTATTTTCAAAAAATGTCTTATTCCATCTCTCATTTTATCCATTAACCTCATTCGTTTTTAACTCCTATTTTCTTTCTGTATGGAATCCAGCTGTACTGAACAGAATTGACCATATGATCATTTCCATCTTCCGGTTCCTGGTCCTTTTCTTCTAACCAAGAATACTTCTCTAACTCTTTTATGTATTCCCTACAAGTCTCTACAATATAAAAACTTGGCTGAATGTCTTTATCATCTTTAAAGTTCATCCATCCAAGTTGTAATATAATTCTATCTATAATTTTCACAGCTTTATATGCAGGATTAAATACATATAAGCACTGCGCATGTTCTCTCTTAAATTTGTTTAACTCTGTAATAGTTGCCGCATCTGCTGAATCAACAAATACGTGCTTTGCAATCCCCCATTCTTTTCTGTTTCTTTCTAAGAAATCATAATAGTTATTTGCAGTATCAGAAGGAGCTACAGGAGTGCCTATTTCAGCATTGTTGTAAACTCTTTCATCTAAAAGAATGTATCTTCCTTTGTTGGTAATTCCTGCAAAACTCATTGAAATGGTATCAGGGCTTTTTGTTGAGTAAGCAGTATCTAATCCACTTGTATATATTTCAAACCATTCCGTTTGTTTCTTATCTGCCCTTTTTCTAACGAATACTTTTGCATCAGCAACTGTAATTAGATGATGTTTTCTATCAAATATACTAAATACAAGACCTGTTGCCTTTCCTCTAAGACCTAATATCTTGTTTTTGTACATCTTAGTTCCCACAGGAACTGCATCTATTTTGTCCTGAATATCCTGCTCTGTTAAACTGGCATTATCATAAAAAGTAAAATACCAATGAACCCAACCAACTTTTTCAGGTTCGTTTAGTTCTGCCAGCAGTTCTTCCGGATAATCTTTGACATATTTCTTCAAAGGTCTACTGTGGTTGATAAACTCTTTATATACAAGCAAATCCGGACTATCAGGATTTGACGTAGTCATCATATACTTGCATCTATGTGAGATTTCTCTTAAAAACTCCATATCAGCAGTATTAACTTCATCAATGTACACACAACCTTGCTGTGAACCTAATACCTTTTTCCAACGTGCTTTATTATCATAACCACAGACATATATTATCTTTTCACCATTTGGTGTCTGATACTTAATGTGTGATAGACCAATTCTGCCTTGACCTTTAGGATAATATTCAGCTAAACCATCAAACTGATCCAAAAGTCCTCTTTCATTATTGATTACATTCTTTTCAACTGTACCAAGATCTGCTCCGGCAATAACATGATACTTAATATCACTCTTTGCCACCATAAGCATAAACTTAAATATACCTACTGTAGTCTTCCCTGCTGCAGTAGTTCCTTCAAGGAAATCTCTCTTAGTTTCCGTTAAGATAAACTCTTTAAATTTAGGTGATAACTGTAACAATACTAATCACCCTTTCCTACAGGCTTCATCTGTTCTAATATACTGGCTATGTTATCCAATTTCTCAGCTTTCTTTTCCTCTGCCTCATTGTTTACATCAACCTTGTCTGTATACAGTCCATATCTCTTGCCAAGAAGTTCGGCTGCTTTTAATCTCTCTTTTTCAGATGGTGGTTTTTCCATTATTTTTGCTTCACTGCATCCTTCACCAATGCCCTCAACTACAATCTCGCTTGAAGAACTCTCTCCTCTAATCACAGATGTGAGATATTCCAACACTTCCTGTGCATCAGCTGTTCTTTCGTTGTGAAGTTCTGCCAGCTGATTATCTATGTACTCTTTAATCTCTGGCTTATTCATAAGTCTTGAAGCGGCTGCAGCTGCAACATTATCATTCTTAACACTTGTATATGCCTTTTTGTAAGCCAATGTTTTATTAAATTCCGGATCTGCTAACAGTTCATCACAGAATTTTTGTTCTTTAATTGTCACCACAACCACTCCTTTCTACTTACGCATTTATTTTTGAGCACGAAAAAAGACACCCTAAGGTGTCTTTTCCGAACTATACTAATTATCTTATGGGGGAATGAAAAAATTAAAACATCAACCATTCTTAACACAATACCATTATAGCATTATGTAATGTGAACTAATATGTCCTATTGTGAACTATGCTAATTTGTTAATTTTTCTAAACTCTTCCAAAGCTCTGCCATGTAACTTTAGAATCCATCTATAACTATAGTTCATTTCCATTGCTATCTCTTCCCACTTCTTGCTCTGGCAATACCGCTTGTACAGTATCTGCTCATAGTCAGTGTTGTTTAACTTCTGTATGCTAATAATTACCTCTGCTCTAGCTAAAGCAAATTCACGCATAAGATTGTTCCAATCATCTTCCTTTTCGTTTATCTTGCATATTGTCTCAGCCATCTTGTCCTGTGCTCCAGAAGACATTACTCTTTCCTCCTGCTGAACTGCCCCGGTACTTACTACCATCTCTCTTAATGTGTC